GCTACATACCTGAAACAATAGACAAAGAAAAAAACAAAGAACAAAAAATAGTTTTTCGTTCTGCATTATTTGATGACAAATCTAAAGTTTGGACGACATCAAAAGGCGAAACAGTTTTAACTTATTTCGATTTAGAAAGAAATGGATATAGAACTGCAAAAAACTTTACAATAACTTTAAGAGGATAATTATGGCTAAACATTTATGTCAAGGACCAAAGTGTCATACTCACGATACGCAATCAAGAGTTCGCGGACCGAAAGGCGCTAAAGTATTGCGAACTCGCAATGCAAGATACGAAAGCGATGTACCTCACGAGTGGGCTAGAAATTGGGAATATTTCTTTTGTGATGAGAGATGTATGAACGAGTGGTTGAATATACATATGGTTCAATTAATAAGTTATGTTGGACTTAAAACTAAACCGAGCGAAACTCCAATAGATATAGTTCAAGAGTTAAGAAAGACTTGGTCAGGTCAAGAATATACTAGCAAAACTATAAGGTTCGTAAGTGAACCAGATATTGAAAATAATGTATTGACATAATATCCCATATATAATAATTTAACTGTGAGTCGCCTAACCTTGTAATGTAAAGCGACTCACTAAACAGAAAGGAAAACAATGCAAGTAGTTAAGTATAACGACATAGAGTACACAATACCGTTTGATGTTGATTTAACATTAGACCCACAAGATAAACTAATTGATGTTGCAAACCCGTTCAGCGGTGCGAAGGCATCGTTGCCTTGGTTTGCTGTTGCAGTCTATGATTTAATTATGGGCGCTCAACAGTTCCAAGATTATAAAACAGTGCAACAAGGTTGCGATTGGTTTGCCAGACATTTCCCAAAAGAATATATGACATTGCTAGATTGATACTCTAGCATAGGTTGTGCGCGCCTCGCGGCGCGCATGCGACTCCACTTGTTAACGCGCTGCGCGCGTCGTGGCTCGTTAGCTCGCGGGCCCACCCACCCCTTACACATCCGCATCAGTAACCCTAACTAAGCTTGAAAGCTCGCGGGCCCACCCACCCCCACCCCCTAAATGGTAAAAGGGGTCCCAAAACTTTACCCTTTAGACCTAGATTTAGACTCTTAACCATGATAAATACATTTTAATAAAAAACATAAGGTGTAAAAAAATTATAAAAAATTTTTATGAGTTCGAAAACTATTGATATAAATAAACTACCGCCTGACAAGCGTGATGAGTTTATACAATATGGATTATTACTAGATCAAAAAAAGAATCAAGAAAAAGTACAAAAAGATTTTTTAAGTTTTGTAAAATCTGTTTGGCCTGATTTTGTTGAAGGTAAACACCATAAAAAAATTGCTGATCAATTTAATCGTCTTGCAGAAGGAAAAATTAATAGATTAATTATCAACATGCCACCAAGGCATACTAAATCTGAATTTGCATCTTTTTTATTACCTGCATGGATGATTGGTAAAAATCCAAAATTAAAAATAATTCAAACAACCCATACAACTGAACTTGCAGTACGATTCGGTAGAAAAGCAAAACATTTAATTGATAGTCAAGATTATAGAAAATATTTTAAAACTACACTACGCGAAGATTCACAAGCCGCGGGCCGTTGGGAAACGGAACAAGGTGGAGAATACTTTGCAGCCGGTGTCGGATCGGCAATCACGGGTCGTGGAGCGGATTTACTTATCATCGATGATCCGCACTCTGAACAAGATGCTATGAATCCAGAAGCGTTGGAACGTGCTTATGAATGGTACACATCAGGACCTCGTCAGCGATTACAACCAGGTGGAAAGATAGTTGTGGTTATGACGCGTTGGTCGTTGAAAGATCTTACCGGAGCGTTGATCGGGGCTCAAAAAGGAATTAAATCAGATCAATGGGAAGTAGTTCAGTTCCCAGCTATTCTTCCAACTAATAAACCTGTATGGCCAGAGTATTGGAAGTTATCAGAATTAGAATCAGTTAAAGCATCTCTATCAATTCAAAAATGGAATGCACAATGGATGCAGAATCCTACGTCAGAAGAAGGTTCAATCATTAAACGTGAATGGTGGCGTAAGTGGGACAAAGATTATATTCCAAATCTAGAACATGTAATTCAAAGTTATGATACTGCATTTTTAAAAAAAGAAACTGCAGACTTTTCAGCTATCACTACATGGGGAGTATTTTATCCAACTGAAGATTCAGGACCTAATTTAATATTATTAGATTCATTAAAGAAAAGATTAGAGTTTCCAGAGCTTAGACGTGAAGCATTACAACAGTATTACTATTGGAGACCGGATTCAGTAGTAGTGGAATCAAAAGCATCAGGATTACCGCTAACTTATGAATTACGTAAAATGGGTATTCCTGTTATCAACTTTACACCAAGCAAAGGAAATGATAAGCATTCCAGAGTAAACGCCGTTGCCCCTCTTTTTGAGAGCGGACAAATTTGGGCGCCAGAGGCTGATTTTGCAGAAGAGGTTATTGAGGAATGCGCAGCATTTCCTTTTGGGGATCATGATGACCTCGTGGACTCAATGACACAAGCATTAATGAGGTTTAGACAAGGAGGATTTTTGGAACATCCTGAAGACTATGTGGATGAACCAATTATTCAAGATAACGTGGAGTATTACTAATGGACCCAAAAACTATATACGCTTTAACTACGAATATTTTTAATAAACTTAAAAAATTAGGTATCAAACCTAAAATAGGTGTGACTACAGATGTTGAAAGATTAACAGGATCTAGAAATTCATTTAACACAGATTTAAGTAAAGTAGGAGAAGCTACTCCTGAATCTTTAAAAAAGTTAATTACTAATGATGCAGATTTTTTAGCAAAAGCAAGTCCTGATGAACTTATGCAGTATAATAATAATTTAGAATACTTAACATCTACCTATCCAAAAACATTTTCAAAACCAGAAGTAATTACAGAATCTAAAACAGGAATTAAAAGTGTAATAGATGAAACAGCTCCACAATCCAATGATATTAGTTGGGCTAGTAAAGAAAGAGATCGTATTATGGAATTGTCAAACTACATGGATGAACAAGAAAAAATTTATGGCAAACCAAATGAAAATAATAAATTTGGTTTAGGTCAAATGAGAAAAAATATAAAAAAACAATTAGACTTATTAGATCAAGCAGAATTACAAGGTGTAGACTATGACACTTATGAAACTGCAAGAAGAGGATTATTTAAAAGTAATGTAAGTAGTTCTCAATATCGAGCAAGAGAATTTGGTAAACCAATTGAAGACTTAGAAGTTTTTAGAAAAGATATTAACAAACAGTTAGAAGGTAAAGCATCTATGGAAACTGTTAATCCTAAAACAGGAGAAGTAACTTCTCCAAAAGAACCTGTTAAGACTTTAGATGAAGCTGAAATGATTAAACAAAAATATGGAAACATTATTGATGATGATCTTTTACAAAAAATTTTAGTAGATGATAATCCACAAAGAAAAGCAGAAGTACTTGCAACAATTGATGAAGCATTAAAAATGCAAAACAAAGGAATGGGTCCTGATGAAATTATAGACATCATTAAAAACACTCCAAGAACTAAACAAGCTAAAGGAGGTTTGATTAAAGGTATATCTTATAAAAGTATGTTTTCTGATTTAGATAGAACTTTGGATAAAGGTCTTGGAACGATGTTTAAAAAGAGAAAACGATAATGAGAACAGTTGAAGAAACTAGAAAAAAAATAAAAGAAGCTATACAAAAACAAATTGATAGTGGAGAAAAAATTAATATTAGAAAAATTGCTAGAGATGTAGGAGCTTCTCAAACTACTGCGGGAAGAGTTTTCTCAGAATCATTTAAAGATAATCCTAATGCAATATTAGGTAAAAATAGAAATGCAACTAAAATTATAGATAAAATTATTTCTGAAGGGGAAACAGACACAGATAAAATAAAAAAAATTGCATTAAATAAATATAAAATAAATGTTGCAGATAGAACTATTCAACAAAAAGTAAATATAGCAACTGATCTTTCTGTTCCAGAATATGAAGATATATTAAAAAATATAGTTAATGATAAAACATATAAACCCCCTATTGATATATCAGCAGCTGGAAAAGGATTAACTGCAAATTATAGACAAGCAAAAACTAATCTAAAAGAAGAAATTCCAAATCTACAAACTTTTATTGATCAAAGTTCTGCTAAAAGAAAAAAATTAACAAGAGCAGAAAATCCTGAAAAAAGAGAAATGGATTTAGTCAGTGCACAAATGAGAAGAGATAAAAGAAGATTTTCAGAAAAAGGAAAAATTGGTTTATCTGAAAGAGAATTAGATTTGAATAAACAACAAAGAACAGTACTTAAAAGAGTAAATGATATTATTAATAATAACCCAGAAGCAATATTAGAAGATAAGGAACTATTAGATAAGATTAGTACGCGTGTAGATAGAGAAGGAAATATATATAAAGCAAAGATTGATTTGTCTGCAGTAATTGATCCTAAAAAAGATGCAAGATTTTTTAATTTATCACATGGCAAAAGAGTTCAATTAGGGGGTGAACTATTAAATGCTCCTGCAAATAGATTTGCAGCACCTTTTTCTTTAAATCAATTCTTTATTCCTGATGCTGAAAAATTTATAGAAAAAAATTATGACAACCCGAAAGCTCAAACTAAAATTAATGACATTGTTGAAAAAGCAAAAGAATTAAAAGTTCCTTTAAGACCTGATGTTCCAAAAGGAATATTTAAAAATGAAGCAGGTAACCCAGTTAGATTTATTGGTTATACCGAAAATTTAGGTAAGCCTGTTGAAAAAATAATGGATGTCGTTAAAACATATACTCCTAAAAAATTAAACAAACTTACTTTACCTATTCTTGCTGGAACTGCACTTGTAGGAACAGCACAGGCTAAGACTCCAACAGGAGAAATGCAAACCGCGATCCAAGATCAAACAGCAGAGACGCAACCAGAACAATCCATTGAACAACAAATAGCGGAAGCAACAAAACCTAAATTATATTTTGATAAAGATTTAATGACTTTTATGAAAGATCCGGAAACACCTGCAGACCAATCTGATAAACTATATTGGCTTGCAGATAATCCAATTGCAGAAAACTCATTAGCAATTACTGCAGGATTAACAGCGGCACTCGCGATCCCCGGTGCGAAAGAAACTTATGAAGCTGCGCGAAGCGCGGGTCGTGGACCGACTAGATCAGCAGCAGGAGTTGCACTTAAAGGATTAGGTAGAGCTTTTACACCACTACCCGTAGCTGCAATGGATGCAGCTGAAATTGGAAGTAGAGTCGCGAAAGGTGAATCGGCATCAGATATTTTAACAAGTCCAACTACTTATATGAATTTAGCTTTCTTAGAAGGTCTTCCTAAAACACCAGGCCAATATCCATCCGCTGGAGCTTTAGGCAAAGTAAAAGATTTCTTTAATTTAAAAAATGTATCGGCAACCGCTGAACCTGGAATTATGAGTGCAGCATTAAGAATGGGATTAAGCCCAAGAGTGATAGCAGGAGCTGGAAGATTTTTAGGAATACCAGGTCTTATTGCTTCAAGTTTGTATACAGGATATGATATGTATAACGAATACAAAGAAAATAAAAAACGTGAAGAATTAGGATTACCAAATGATTAGACGAGATTTTTTAAAATTTTTAGGAGCAGGAGTTGCTTCATTACCTATGGTTGGAAAATTATTTAAAGAAGGTGCTCCTGAAATTAAAGCAGCTGCAAAAGGTATCATAAGATCATTGCCTAGAGTAAAAGGAATGCCAGAATGGTTTTCACCACTTGTTAATAAAATTATGAAAGAAGGTTCTGATATTTCACCTAAAGTTAAAAATGTTGAAGATATGACTACGGTTAAAAAATTAGAAATACCATCTAAAACTGGAGAACCGGAAATAATTACACTTACTGAAAATAAAATAACAGGAGAAATTACTATTGAATCTAAAACTGGAGGAGTAGCAGATTCCCCTTTTGAAGTAACTTATAGACCACCTAAAACAGATATTAATTTAGAAACAGGTAAAGAAGTAAAATATCCAGGTGATTTTTATGTAGTAGAGAATAGGCCAAGACCTGATTCTACTAACCCAGGTAAAGTTGAATTTGATTATGATACTTTTCACATTGATGATGCGTATAGCGATATTGAAAAATTAGAAAAAATTGGAACTGGAAAAATAAAAAATTTAGGAAAAGCCGAAGAAAGAATAAAAAGTAAACAAAGAACAGAAGAAAGTCCTTACGAAGATATTATGGATAGATACCCAGAACCAGATTATGCGGATGGTGGTTTAGCTAGTTTTGCAAATGGTGGACTTGCTCCTATTACAAATAGAACACCTATTGCACCTGGATATTATAAGGGAGGATCTATTAGTAAGGGTGAACCTGTTAATACAGATTTGACAAGAACTGTTCCACCTGTTAAAGGTCCTAATTCACAAGGTGTTGAAACATTATTCAAAAGAAGGTATAGATAATCATGGCTGATATAGATAAGGCGTTGCCTAATACATTAATGGATGGCATGCAACTTCCTAATCAAGGAGTTGATCAAATAATCCAAGAACCAGAAGTAGTACCAACTGAAGGTGCTCAAGTTATTCCAACTGAAGATGGCGGTGCAGAAATTTCTTTTGATCCACAAGCTGAAGCAATGGAAGGTGGCCAAGATCATGATGCAAATTTAGCAGAATTTTTAGATGATAAAATACTTGGAGAAGTAGGATCTGATCTTCAAGAAAAATATACAGATTACAAATCATCAAGACAAGATTGGGAACAAACTTATGTTAAAGGTTTAGATCTTTTAGGATTTACTTATAAAACTAGAACACAACCATTTAGAAATGCATCAGGTGTAACTCATCCAGTGCTTTCAGAAGCAGTAACACAATTTCAAGCTCAAGCTTATAAAGAATTATTACCAGCAGGTGGACCAGTTAGAACTGAAATCGTAGGATTATCAGATCGTAATAAAGAAGATCAAGCAAATCGTGTTAAAGATTTTATGAACTATCAAATTATGGATGTCATGAAAGAATATGAACCCGAATTTGATCAGATGTTATTTTATTTACCATTATCAGGATCTACCTTTAAAAAAGTTTACTATGATGCAATGTTACAAAGAGCAGTATCTAAATTTATTCCATCAGATGATTTAATTGTACCTTATACCGCAACTTCATTAGAAGATGCTGAAGCAATTATTCATGTAATTAAAATTTCTGAAAATGACTTAAAGAAACAACAAGTATCTGGATTTTATAAAGATGTTGAATTAGGTGAACCACCATTACAACAAGATGAAATTGAAAAGAAACAATTAGAATTACAAGGTATTAGAGTTTCTAAACAAGCAGATGTTTATACGCTTTTAGAATGTCATGTTAATCTAGATCTGGAAGGATTTGAAGATAAAGATCAAAATGGTGAGCCCACAGGTATTAAACTTCCTTACATTGTAACTATTGAAGAAAGTTCAAGAGAAGTTTTATCTATAAGACGTAATTATAAAGCAGATGATTTATTAAAGAAAAAAACTAGTTACTTTGTGCATTTTAAATTTTTACCGGGACTTGGATTTTATGGTCTTGGTTTAATTCACATGATAGGTGGATTATCAAGAACTGCTACACAAGCTTTAAGACAGTTATTAGATGCAGGAACTTTAGCTAATTTACCAGCAGGATTTAAAATGCGTGGTATTAGAGTTAGAGATGATGCACAACCAATTCAACCAGGTGAATTTAGAGATGTAGATGCTCCTGGAGGAAATCTCCGTGATGCGTTTTTACCTTTACCATTTAAAGGACCTGATCAAGTTTTATTACAATTAATGGGTATTGTTGTTGATGCAAGTCAAAGATTTGCTTCTATTGCCGATGCACAAGTAGGTGATATGAATCAACAGGCAGCTGTTGGAACAACAATGGCATTACTTGAAAGAGGATCAAGAGTGATGTCAGCAATTCATAAAAGAATTTACGCTGCAATGAAACAAGAGTTTCAATTATTAGCAAATGTATTTTCAACTTATCTACCACCAGTTTATCCATATGATGTTGTAGGTGGACAAAGACAAATTAAACAAACTGACTTTGATGATAAAGTAGATATCATTCCAATCGCAGATCCAAATATATTTTCTCAATCACAAAGAATTGCATTAGCACAAACACAATTACAACTTGCACAATCAAATCCACAAATTCATGACTTGTATCAAGCTTATAGAAAAATGTATGAAGCAATGGGTGTTAAAGATATTGATTTAATACTTCCTGCTCCACAACAACCAATGCCAATGGATCCAAGTTTAGAACATATTACTGCAATGGCAGCAAAACCATTCCAAGCTTTTCCTGGCCAAGATCATAAAGCACACATTGATGCACATTTAAATTTCATGCAATTAAATATGGTTAGAAATAATCCGTTAACAGTTGCTGCAATTCAAAAAAATATACTTGAACATATTTCTTTAATGGCTCAAGAACATGTACAAGTAGAATTTGTGCAAGAATTACAACAGATACCTATGTTACAGCAACAAATACAAACAAACCCACAAGCCGCGCAACAATTACAACGTATCTCTATACAAATTGAAGCAAGAAAATCTCAATTAGTAGCTGAGATGATGAAAGATTTTGCTGAAGAAGAAAATAAAGTTATAGGTCAATTTGATTCTGACCCATTATTGAAGCTAAAGTCACGTGAAGTTGACTTAAAAGCACTAGAAAATGAGCAAAAACGTAAAGAAGCTGAAGATAGGATCAATTTAGACAAGCTAAAAGCTCTATTAAATCAAAATAATGAAGAAAATAAGCTTGCACAAAACGAAGATTTAGCTAAACTGCGTGCTAGTGTAAGTCTTGCAAAACAGAGTGCACCAAAAACTAATAGATAAGGAAATTTTATGGAAAAAAAACCAGGAAAAGTAAAAAAAGTGATGCACGAGTTTAAAGCAGGAAAATTACATTCAGGTAAATCTGAAAAAATAGTTAAAAACCCAAAACAAGCGATAGCAATCGCATTATCGGAGGCAGGTATGTCAAAAAAAGGTTATGCAAAAGGCGGAGCTGTAAAAGGAAATGATGATTCATCATCTGTTTATGGAACACAAGTTGGAAGTCATGATAAATTTTTAAATTCTGACGGTTATTTAAAAGGTGGTATTGATGTTGAGATGACAAGCAAAGATGAAACTCAATATCAACCAGTTAAAGGTCAGAAAAGAATGATGGCTGACAAGAGAAAAATAGCTAAGTGGTTCTAACATGCTACCAATGTTAGGTGCTGTTGCTCCTCTTGCAAAAATTCTTTTTAACACAATTGAAAAAGCAATTCCTGACAAAGATCTTCAAGCTAAATTAAAAGCTGATTTACAAACTCAATTACTACAATCACATACTCAAGAACTACAAGCTGCAGCTAAAATAGTTGAAGCTGAAGCAAAAGCTGGCTGGTTTGCTAGCTCTTGGAGACCACTTTTAATGTATGTTTTGATCTTTATTTTAGTATGGAACTATGTTATAGGACCTGTTATAAAAGTATTCACAGGAGCAATTATCTCCTTTGAACTACCTGGCGATGTTTGGACATTATTAAATGTTGGACTCGGAGGTTATGTGATTGGGCGCAGCGCAGAGTCGGTAGCTCGCACAATGGCGAATAAACCGACGAACATTAACCAGGAAAACGGATAAGGAGAAAAAATGAGAAACGATTTTAAACAAAGACCAAGACCAGCATTCAGAGGCGGTGGTATTGCACTTAGAGGAATGGGAGCTGCACTTAGAGGCGGCGGAATTGCTCAAAGAGGAATGGGAGTTGCTTTAGCTAAAGGCGGAAAAGCTTTTGGTGGAAAAGAAACTTATGGTGAAGAATTAGCAGAAGCAAAATCAGTTAAGTCTGGAAAAACTTCTCCTAAAGCTTTTGTAAAAAAAGAAAAAGCTGAAAAACATAAAGGTGAAGAATTAAAAAGTTTATCTAAGCAAGCTAAAATGATTAAATCTGGAAAAAAATCTCCAGAAGCTTATGCTAAAGAAGAAACTGCCGAGTACATGAAAAAAGGCGGCAAAGTTAAAAAGAAAAAATAATGTCTGGACTTGGAAAACAATTGAGAGGAACTGGTGTTGCAAAAGTTATTAATGCAAGAACTGGTTTTAAAGATGGTTCTTTTCCTGATTTAACGGGAGATGGAAAAGTTACTAGAGCAGATGTTTTAAAAGGTAGAGGTGTTTTCAAAAAAGGCGGTTCTGCTAAACCAGGTCTTTGGGCAAATATAAATCGTAGAAAAAAATTAGGTATTTCAAGACCTAAATCTAAATCAACTATATCAGCTAAAGCATATGCAAATATGAAAGCTGGTTTTCCTAAAAAGAAAAAATAATTATGGCGAATATATTAAAAGGTATTAGTGTTATTGATAGAGTAAGCCCTAAAGTTAAAAATAAACTTATAAGTAAATCAAAAGGTAATATATCAAAAAATGTAGGTCAAATAAAAAAGTATCAAGACGAACGTGAAGCTATAATGGAAGAAAACTTAGAAAGAGCTA